TATACAATGGGGAGACACCCCAAAGATATTTTACGTTCATATGCTCACGAATTAATTCATCACCATCAAAATTTAAGTGGTACTTTACAACCATTCCAAACTACTAATACAAATGGAGATAGTAATTTAGATGGAATTGAACGTCAAGCTTATGAAGAAGGGAATATCTTATTTAGAAACTGGGAAGATCAAATAAAAAATGAAAAGTAAAGGATTAGGAGATTCAATTGAGAAAATTACAAAAGCAACAGGTATTAAAGGAGTTGTAGATAAGATAGCAGGAGATAAAGACTGTGGTTGTGGGAAAAGAAAAGATAAACTCAATAAAATGTTTCCTTATGACAAGTAAAGAATTTGTAAAAGCAGTAAATAATGAATTCGATATAGAAACTCTTGAGTTAATGCAGGAACTTATTGGTGAAAGGTTAACTTTATTAAAAACTATGCAAGATACTGCTAAAAGAACACAAGTAAAAGGATTTCGTAGATGAAAGATAATGTTTTAAAAAAAGAATTCTCTAAAAAAGATGTACAACGTGCTCGTAACCTAGTTACAGGTAATACCAATGCTCGTACAACTGAAGGGATAGGTTATACTAAAAAATATGAACACCATGTGGAAGGTGATGTGTGGGAAGAAGATGGTAGAAAATGGACTATTAAAAATGGTTTAAAACAAAATATTACTAAAATGGACAAATTCAAAAAAATGGGTACTATTCCACTTTTCTGTCCTGAATGTAATACATTAATGAAAAAACACCTTGACAAAAAAGTATTCCCAGCATACCAAAAGTGTTTTGATTGCATTATAGATTATGAAGCTGAGTTAAAAAAACAAGGCAAAGCTGAAGAATATTTTAATGATTTAAGAAACCAACACGTCCAATCAGCGATTGATGGGTATAAAGAATTTATGAAAGATCAAATAAATCAATCTAATGCTAATTATGTTACTGAAGCAGGTGATGTTGAAAATTGGAGAGGGGGTAAAAGTAAAGAACAATTAGAACAAGAACTGCAAGAAGGTCTAGAATTTCTTGAAAACTTAAAGATTGAATAATCTAACATATTTATAAATCGATATGGCTACAAACGAAGGAACTTGCGGATACAATCAAGATGCTACTACTGGTAAAAAACTTACTACCCCAGGAGGCATCCGTGAAATTGTTAAAAAAGTTCTTAGTGAAGAAAAGAAAAAACGTGATAGATGTCTTCGCATAGCTGATAGAAAATTTAAAAAAGCATCTGCTTATAAAAGTGGAGCTGTAGTTAGATGTCGTAAAGGTAATATATGGAAAGGCTTAAAAGAAGAAACCCAACCTTTAACTGAAAAGCAAAAAGAAACTTTACGTACCTGGTTTAAACGTAAAGGTGCTCCTGGTAAAACAGGGGGATGGGTTGATTGTAATTCTCCTATCCGTAAAGATGGTAAAATAACTGGATATAAACCTTGTGGTAGACAAAAAGGTGAAAAGCGTTCTTACCCCGCTTGTCGTCCTACTGCCTCACAATGTAAAGATAAAGGTAAAGGTAAAACATGGGGTAAAAAAGCTGCAAAATAATAATAAAATGAAAAAATCTGAATTTAAAGAATATTTAAAGACCGAAATCCTTAAAATGACTGAGGCTGAAGTTGAAGTAGATAGTGCAGAAAAAGCTGCAGAAATAGCTAAAGAAATACCTGATGCTAAAATTAAATTATCTGAATTTAAAAAATTTATACGTGAAGAAATTCTTCAAGAAATAGCAGAACAAGAAGAAGATGAATTAGGAGATGTAGATGCTGAAGAATTTAACTTTGATGACCCCGGATTTGAGCCTACAGGAGCAGAGGATATCGATGAAATTACAGACGGACTAGTAGAATTAGCCAGAAAAGCTAAAGATATGAATCAAATTGAATTAGCTAACCAAATCCTTAATTCTGCTAAATTCTCAGCTAAAACACAATTTAAAGACGTAGAAAAAGAAGCATAATGTCTAAAAAAAAGACTAAATTAGAAAAAATGTCTAAAAAAGAAAAGACATCATTAGCCTATGCCTTGGCTACTAATTTAGCTAAACATGGTAAACCTCAAACTCCCAAAGAAGGATTAACTAAAGGACAAATGAAAAAAAAAGAAAAAAATGTAAAAAAGTTTAAAAAAGCTTTTAATTTACAAGAATTAGTAATAAAAGTTTTAGAAGAAAAATTGGACCCTATAGGAAAAGAGGATAAGGACATTAACAATGATGGTAAAATAGATAAAACCGATGATTATTTAAAAAATCGTAGAAAAGCAGTTTCTAAGGCTATTGGTAAGAAAAAAACTAATGAAGAAATACTTGAAGAAAATTTTCTTAAAAAATTAAAGCAATTTGCCCAAACACCTGCCCAAAAATTTAGACAAGAAAATATCAAACAAGCTGAAGAACTTCTTAAATTTTGGGCTCAAGTAGCTATTAGATCCCCATTCTTATCAGAAAAATATAAAGATGAGGTAACAAAATCCATCAAAATATACTTACCAGATTTTAAATTTCCCCAAGAATTAGAAAGTGCTGATCCTGAAGTTTTACAAAATTATTTAGATGGTAAATTAAAAGTAAATTTAGGTGAACATCACCTTAAAGGGAATCCTAATGCTAAGTATGTAGCTACAGCAGCCCCTCAAGGATGGTTTGATGTTTGGGAAGGTGAACCATTTGATATAACTGGTGAAAATGGTGTCCTTGTAGGTAAATTTAAAACTATGAAGGATGCTAAAGATTATGCTAATACTAAAAATGCTGAACAAGGTAAATTAGAAGAAAAAAAAGATTACCTAAAAGAGGATACTAATAAAATAATTGCTTTAGAAAAAGAACGTGAACGTTTAATGGCGGACATGGAACAAGAAGCAGAACCAGGAGGAGGCCCTATTGCTGACGAATATGGAGCTAAATTAGATCGTATTGATAAAGCATTAGAAAAACTAAAAGGAACACAAAAACAATACAAAGTACTTTCAACAGCTGAGTTGAATAAACTTGCAAGAATAAAAAGATAATGCAAAAGTCTGAGTTCATAGCAAAAATCAAAACACTTGCTAAACAGGTGTATGCTGAAAAATCCAATCCTTTAGAAGACCCTAAAGATATTGAGATTAGCAAATTTCCTGTAATTGACCAATTTCCCCCATTAAAAAAAGTAATGGAGGATTTATTTGATTTTCAATATGAACCTTTTGTAGAAGATATACAATGGGTAGCACCCCGCCCTACTACTTTTAGAATTAAGTTAGTAAATGGAGCTGATTTTTATTTAATTTACCAAGGTAAAAACGGCGAAGAAAAGGGATTATTCATAGCTCAAGTATCAGGCAAAAAATATTACTTAGAATCCCTCCCCGAACAACAACAAGCCTCAGAAGCCATTGCTCGCTTGTTAAGATTTAATTTTGCTAATACAGGTAAGGCTGCTGCACCCGGTGATGAAGATTTAGGTGGTGATCTAGGAGGAGACACAGGAGGAGGGTTTGGGGATGAAACCGAAACCCCAGAACCAGAACCAGCAGTACCTCAATCCGTAGAAGACCTATAATATGGAGGACATAATAGAACAGTTTTTACGTAAAGTTTCTTATAAATTCCCTAAAGGATATCCTGACATTAACGATCCCAAAGATGTGCTTATGTTAGAAGGGATGTTAAAAGAGATAGGAATTACCTTACCGGAAGCTAACTTAGGAGGCACAGCAACAGGTTATGGGGGACAGTATGGGGCATTTAAAAAATATGTTACAGATAATAATAAACATATAGTAGGAAACCCAAATGATATAAAATATAAAGCAGAAAAAAATACTGTTTTATTAGATAGTGATTTTAATCCTTCTAAAGAAATTAAAAAAGGAGACGAATTTAATATCTTAATTAAAGATACAAAAGAATTAGTTAAAAAAGGAAGTAGTTCTTATGCTAAAATTTCTTTTAATAATGAAGAATTTTATATAAGAATTACTGATATACTTAAACCAACTGGTAAACAAGTAGAAAAATATGCCCCTGACCTTAACACAGCAAAGTCAGATCCTTCAGTATATCATCCTTTTACCCCTGGCCATCGTCAAGAAAAACAAGTTGCAGAATTATTCATTAATAAATCTAACAAAAATTGGGGTCTTAAATATTTAAACAAATATTATACAATTACCTATTTAGGGGGACCCGAAAAAGATTGGTCAGCTAACACTACCCCTAAATCAGATGTTCAAGTTTCTTTTAATAAAACCCCAAGACCTGATATAGGTTCTAAGTTTCAAATTAGTTTAAAAGCATCAAATGCTGATAACGTTGAAAGTTGGATAACTCCTATTCGTGCCCTTCAAATTTTTGATAAAGATGTGTTAAAAAAAGAAGTATTAGATATTTTAGCTAGTGCTAATAGAGGTACTTTATTTGCGAAAGGAACTTCTGCAACTGCATATTTAGCATTTATGGCTACACCTAAACAAACATATAAAATAGACACAGGAACTGAAACTCGAGGTCCTCTTAAATTATCTAAGGAAGGTAAAATAGAGGCTTACACAGGAAGTAAAAAATTTGGTGCCAATTCCACAGGTAGAGCTAATTGTTTTTTTAAAGGAGAAGTACCCAATACCATTGAAGAATTTATAAACCAACTCAAAACCTTAGAGGGTAATATAGATGAATTTGAAGATTTATATCTTAGAGTTAGAGGAAGTAATGAAAAAAGGAAAGCTGTTGTATTTACAAAAGTTGAAAAAGAAGATGGGTCTTTTGAATATAAAATAAATGATATTTGGAAATCAGCTTTAGGGCTTTAATAATATTTATCATCATGGGATTAAAACGTTTAATACAAGAAACTTTATCAAACTATGACATCATTGAAGATGGTGGTGGATGTGGATGTGGTAAAACCGAAGATAAAATGGCATTACTCGAAAATAAAACGCCTATAAGCGAAGGCCTCCGTTATCACATCGAAAATGGCATCTCACTACAAGAAAATGTATATAGAGTGGGTTCTAAAAAATATTTACAACTATTTGCTGAAGCTCGTATGTTAAATGAGTGGGGTGCTATCCAATTAGATGAAAATTCCCGCCACCTAATTGAAAACACAGATATAGGTCAATTTGGTATATTAAATGGTAAAAAAGTACCACTTGATATCCCTATGATTGTTGAAGAAACTGAAGTAGACCTTTTAAAAAAAATTTTAGCCCAAATGCAGGCAGTTAATACTAATACAGATGATACTGAACCTGAATTGCAAGATGCTAATCTAGAACTAGATAGGTTAAAAGATGCATTTGATTTAATGACAAGCTTATTAGCTAAAAAAGGTGTAGCTACTATTAGAACTAAACAAAAAGCACTTCAAGAAGAAGAAGTAGAAGAAGCTAAAAAGAAAAAAAAGAAAAAAGATCCACCTATTGGAAAACCAATGAGATCTTCTTCTGGTGGTAGTGCTTACAAAGTTTATGTTAGAGACCCTAAATCAGGTAATGTAAAAACAGTACGTTTTGGTTCTGGTGGATTAAGAGCAAAAATTAAAAATCCTAAAGCAAGAAATGCTTTTGCTAAGAGACACAAATGTTCCCAGAAGAAAGACAGAACTAAAGCTTCATACTGGAGCTGTAATTTACCAAGATACGCTCCTGCACTTGGTTTAGGTAATAAAATGAACACTTATTGGTAATGAATCCCTATACCAACTTAACTGAAGGTAAAGAAATTATAAGGGAATTTAGTGCTGATGTAGACCCAATGTCATTAATTTGGCATGAAGATCAAGAAGATAGAACAATAAAGGTTATAGAAGGAAACGGATGGAAATTTCAATTTGATGAAAAACTTCCATTTGAATTAAAAGAAGGAGACGAATTTTTTATTCCCCAAGGATATTTACATCGTGTAATAAAAGGAAACGGAAAATTAACAATTAAAATTATAAAAAATGAACACACAAAAGTTATTCGAACAGATTGAAACTTTATATGAAGATTTTAAAATGGAACATAATGGTAATTCAAAAGCTGCCCATGGTAGAGCTAGAAAAGCCTTAGGTGAAATTAAAAAACTTGTAACCGAATATAGAAAAGCATCTGTAGCTGAAGATAAAACCAAGTAATTTATAGACTGATTCATAGCCAGTCGCTTTAAATTTAAAAAAATTCGAGAGCTGTGGCCTCATTAATTTGGGGCCACAGTTTTTTTTTCGTATATTTACAACTTAGAAATGGAAAAAATAGTAATAATTGGAGCAGGTGTAGCAGGTGTTAATGCTGCAACTAAATTAGTTGATAATGGTTATCCTGGTGATCACATCACCATTATTGATATGGGTAACGATCCTTACAAACGTAAACCTGAAGAAGTAATGACAGGCTTTATGGGTGCCGGAGGTTGGAGTGATGGTAAATTAACATACCACACAGCAATTGGTGGGCATATGTCTAAATATTGTGGTGATGAAAAGGCTATGGAATTAATGGACCAAGTAATTACTAACTTTAAACGATTCCACCCTAAACCAGAAGAAGTACAATGTTCTAATCCAGAAGCAGAACCAGATTTTATTAAACCTTATTTTGGATTACGTTTATTCCCAGTTTGGCATGTAGGTACAGATTATCTACACGAGATTGGTAAAAATTGGTATGATTTTCTTTGTGATAAAGGTGTTAAATTTATATGGAACACTAAAGTTACAGATATAGAACATACACTTAATAGTGTAAAATATTATGATGGAGTTACTGAAGGTTGGGTCCATTATGATCGTTTAATTTTTGGAGTAGGTAAAAGTGGTATTGATTTTGGTAAAAGATTTATTGAAGAAAACAATCAACCTACTGAACCCAAACCAGTACAAATTGGTGTGCGTTTTGAAGCACCACAAAAACACTTTCAAAAACTTATTGATATAAGTTATGATTTTAAATTGTATCGTAAGTTTGAAGATGAAGGTGTATCACTCCGTTCGTTTTGTACTAATAACAATGCTGCTTATGTAGCACTTGAAGAAACATATGGAGATTATAGTTACAATGGACATGCTAAAAAGGATGAATCATATCGCAATGATATGACTAACTTTGGTATTCTAATGGAAGTTCAAGGAATTGATAAACCATTTGATTGGTCTCGTGAATTAGTCTCTAAGGTACAAAAAGTAGATATTGTACCTGGTGAAGGTGCTGCGGGGACACGTGCTATTGGTAGACGTCAAGTTAAATATAAAGCAGGACTATATTATTCACCTTGGATTAAAGAAGAAGGTGGTGGTGGTATTGTAAACCGCTTAAAAAGTAAAACATCTGAGGGTGATTGGGTAAAAGCCCATTATATTACTGATAAAGGTTTACAAGAAGTTCGTGATCATTTCCAAGGATACTTTAAATATATTGAAGATTTTATTGAGGATATGAAAAAAGTATTTCCAACACTTGGTGATGATTGGGGTATGTATATCCCGGAGGTAAAGTATCTTAGCCCTGAACCTTTAGTAGATTATGATACTTTAGCTCTTAAAGAAATTCCTAACATTCACTTTGTCGGAGATGCTCTATCCGCAAGAGGCATTACAGTCTCAGGAGCACAAGGAACTTATGTAGCAGAATCAATTTTAGAAAAAAATGAAAAACAAAGAGAAATGGCCAAAACCGAAGCGTTTGAAAACGCCTGAAGGTACAATAGTACATTATTGGGATGGGAAACTCCATAACTGGGATGGTCCAGCCCTAATACCTCAGGGTGAGAAACGTAAAAGGGAATATTATCTTTACGGCACCCAGTATACCGAGGACGAATGGAGAGAAGCAAAACGCAATACTCAAGGACTCCCTTGGTATAAGAACCCCGCAATGAGAGAATCAGCAAGACAAGGAGGATAAGATGAAAATAGGATTTACAGGAACAATGAGTGTAGGAAAAACCACACTTGTGAATGCACTTAAAAATTTACCACAATTTGAAGGTTACACATTCACCACTGAACGCAGTGCATATTTGAGTTCACTTGGTATACCTTTAAATTATGAAACTACTATTGAAGGACAGACTATATTTTTAGCTGAACGTGTTAGTGAACTAATGAATCCTAATTTGATTACTGATAGAACTATTCTAGATGTAATTGCCTTTACAAATCGAGCTCAAAAGGTTAGTATAATGGACAGGGATGCATTTGCGGAATATGCTTGTCGATTTATTAAACAGTATGATTATATATTTTATATTTCTCCTAAAGGAATGGATATAGAAGATAATGGTATTAGAGAAACAGATACTAATTATAGAGCTGAAATTGATGAAGAAATTCAAAAATTAATATTAAAATATAACCCC